TGCATGACCATGATTCTGCTGAATGTCTTTTTCTGTATAATTAATCTTTGGGTTTTTGTTAAACGCAGACTTAGAGGCAACAAAAAACTTTCCAGTCTCTGGATGATGACCATAGACGATAGATGGCGAACCGTCATGCTTCATGGTAAGTGAAGAATCATGAGCACCAGCAATGATGTGATTATGAACTTGATCTAAAGCACCCATAGCATGTTCAAAGCCTTTGGCTCCATCATTGATAGGATGGTCCTCTAGATGCTCAATGTGCTTGAGCTTTTCGCCTTCTGGTTCTGTAGTTTCTTCTTTTAGAAATGTCTTGAATTTTAGCATGAATTCCTCAATTGGCAATACCCTGTGATTACCTATTGAGTATTTATATGATTAATTCGTCTATAATATCATAAATCGTATAGTTCTGCACATAGCCCAATTGCTTGATCTTGGTAACATCTAGAACCATATTAGTAGTCTGTACGACTTTGTGGAATTCAGCAGTTGCAACACTTTCCACGTTAGAAGATGATGATAGTTTTTGTGCTGCATAGGTAATAGCATCAAACAAACGAATAGGTATACCGTTTCCTATGTTATAGATTTCGTTGACTTTTCCTTTTTGTAGAACTAAATTAATAGCACGAATTGCATCGGTGACATAAATGTAATCCCTATATGCTTCACCACCATCATATAGTTGAACTGTATTTCCAGCTTGCAGTTCTCGTATCATGTACTGCAAGGCATTCTTCTTTTTCGACACCTTTTTATCAGATGCACCCAAGACATTTGCTAGTCTCAAAATTCTATATTTAATATTAAACGTTTCACAATATGAAATGAGTAACTGCTCTGCTGCTCGTTTGGTGATGCTGTAAAAACCTTTTGGGTCACAGCAGGCAGTCTCTTTAGCAGGTAAATCAACATTCCCATATACAAACCAAGAACTGACAAAGTTAAATGTAACGTCTTTTCCTTTGCAAGTTTCTAGTGTCTTGATAAGTGTCGTTAAGTTCGTATCAATATCAATATAAGGATCTGTCCAAACATTATAGTTGTCTACTGTTGAGATAAAGTAGAGAACTTCATCAGACTTCACTTCATAGTCATTTCTCTCATTGACAATTACGTTGGAAATGCGTCTTGCGTACTCACCTCCAACAAAACCAGCGCCTAAAACATTTACCATTGTTGACATACTCCTTCGATATAATTCAAGACCTTTTCATTGTATAGAGGAGAACATCCAATGAAGAATACATTACTCAATGCTAGATTTGAGTTTGGATAATCTTTGTAATTATCTAAATGTTTATATCCAGGATGCAGTAAAATATTACCACTGAAATAGTTTCTAGTTTGAATTTTATTATTTTCAAAGTGAGATACCATAAATTCTTTCATTTCTTGCGATTCGCAATAGATAGGTACTCCAAACCAAGAAGGATCAGAACCTGGTGTTGCGTTGATCACTCTTGCTCCAGAAATATTATCTTCAATAAACTTCTGAATTTTTTCTTTGTATTCTCGACGTTTACTTTCAAGCATATCGAATTTCTTCAACTGCTCTAGCCCAATCGCACCTTGTAGGTCTAGAGGTTTTAGATTGTAGCCGATGTTAGTAAACAAATATTTGTGATCGATGACACCATCATAGTCATCCAACCAATTATCAAATCTTTTTCCGCAAGTGCCACATTCAAGTAGATTGTTTGCTCCTACACAGTAACAATCTCTACCCCACCAGGAGATACTTCTTGCTTCTTTGATGAATGTTTCACTATTTGAACAGACCATACCACCTTCGCCTGTACTGATGTGATGTGCTGGATAGAAAGATGTTGTCCATGCATCGTAATAGTCTGTGATCAATCTACCATTCCAAAGAGAACCTAAAGAATCGCAATTATCACCCAAGAGAGTTAGACCATATTTGTTACACAGAGCAACAATAAAATCCATGTTTGGAGGATTACCCAAAACAGGAGAAACAAAAATCGCTCTTGTCCTTGGTGTAATCTTTTCTTCTATTTTTAATACATCAAAATTTAAAGTGTCTAGTTCAATGTCGATGAAAACAGGTTTCATTCCGTTCTGAATGATTGGTGCTATTGTAGTTGGGAACCCTACGGGAGATACAATAATCTCATCTCCATCTTTCCAGTTATTATATTTCTTTGCTGCTGTAACAAGAACAAGATTAGCTGAACTACCAGAGTTCACCATGTGAGAATATTTCACATTGAATCGTTTACTGAATGCATCTTGAAACTCAGATACTTTTTCACCAGAAACGATCCATGATCCATTTAGCAACGTATCAATAGCTGCTCTGATTTCATTATGATCCCATAGCTGACCAGAATACTGTACAAACTGACCTTCTTGGTAATTATCATAATTTTTCACATATTTTGGCTGCACTGATTTAGATAGTGCTTCAATCATTTCATTTGGTGTCATTTAGTTTCTCCGTACCATGGTAGTGTTTTTTGTATGCCTTGTTCTAATGTATAATTTGGTTTATATCCAAGTTCTTTTGTTATCTTGTCGCAATTGATAGAGTATCTTCTATCATGTCCTGGTCTGTCTGTGACATATTCTATCAGACTTTCGGGTTTATTCATAACTTTTAGAATCATTTTTACCAGTTCTATATTGGAAACTTCTGTACCTCCACCAATGTTATATTTTTCTCCAATTTTTCCTTTTTCACGAACTAAATTAATTCCATGGCAATGATCATGAACAAATAACCAATCTCTTACGTTCAATCCATCCCCATACACAGGAATCTTCTGATTCTTTCTTGCTTTGTTGATGATTGTTGGTATAAATTTTTCTTTATGTTGACCTGGACCATAATTGTTTGAGCAGTTCGTTATAATTGCTGGTACTCCATATGTTTTATGAAATGCTCTGACAAAATGGTCACTTGCAGCTTTTGATGCTGAGTATGGATTGTTTGGTTGATATTGAGTAAGTTCATGAAAGCTTTCATCTGAATCTAATTCTAAACTTCCATAAACCTCATCAGTAGAAACATGAATAAACTTTTCTAAAGAATCTAAATTCATAGAATGCTTTAGAAGATTGAGTGTTCCTAAAATGTTCGTATCGACAAAAGGAGTGTAATCATTAATTGAATTATCAACATGAGACTCTGCTGCAAAATTAATGATATGCTTTGGTTTATATTTGTCAAAGATTCTTTTAATATCTTCTTCGTCTTTGATATCAGTAGGTTCAAAAGAAATTCTTTCATTATCCACAAGCGGTTTAATGTAATCATAGTTTGATGCATATGTTAATTTATCAACACAAACTATTTCATCATCTATTTTCCAAACTGTGTTCCACAAATAATTACCACCAATAAATCCTGCGCCACCAGTTACTAAAATCATAATTCAACTCCATAATGTTTTGCTATTCCGTGTTTACCATGAAATCCTAGACTCTTGCCTAGCCATGAAGAACTCATGTTATGTTCTATACTAAATTTATCTACAATATCACCATAGGCAAATTTAATGTTGTACTTTTCTTCAAGTTCTTTTCTATGTATCTTGCATATAATATTATCTTCGGGAATCACTTTGTCACTATATGTATCAAACACATAGTTCTCTGGATTATTGATAACTTCTTGTGGATATTCTGAGGTTTTATATTTAACATCTAACTCCAGTAAAGCATCATATAGTTTTCTGCTCCTCAAACAAAATCCACCATTACCTACCATTCCATTATTCCATCTAGCACCTATGTAATCATAACTTAAGAATTCTTCATCCCACGCACTTCGATTTACAGCAAAACCATCAGAATGAATAATGATATTATATGGTTCTGTAACAACGTGAGGTACTAACTTCAAAGTTATAAAATTATATTCGTCGGTGTATCTCTTAAACTTCTTTATTTTAATCCAGGTTACAGGAAACTCATGTGAGATTAGATTGGCATCACTAAACCAGTATACTCTACTTATAGGAATGCATTTGATTGTGCTTCGTATTGCACGAATTGTTGGTTCGTAGTCTAAAGCATCAATGCAAGTTAAACTAATCATATGGATAATGATCTACTGAAGTTCCTCCTGCATGTGCATATTGAAGAACATCATGTCCAAAAAAGTTTCTGTAAATGTCTAATATATGTACTTGATCTAACAAACCTTTTTCATTTACAGAATCATACCAAACATATTCTAAATCTTTTTCACAACGATATAATTCATTCATTGATAGTGTTTGATTGAAGAACTCAATTTCTGAAAAATACATTTGAGTTCCTAGAGTGATATCATTTCCCCATTTTGCTGTGACTGCTTTTTTGCCAGTCTCTTTGCATTTCTGTATAATATCATGATAATCTAAATCTGGCTTGTTGTCGTATGCCATTTTTAGAAGATACTTAAATCCTTTAGGTATTAGATTTACTGCATTTCTCATCAAAGTTAATTCTGCAACACCATGATTTGTTGTTCTCTGAGGAATTCCATCAAATGAAAATCTATTATCTTTATCATACACAAATATATCACAATACTCTTGTGTTTCAGCATCTATTGGTGAATGAGTTGCAAGAATAACATAGTGATCTTTCTCAGACAACATTTTACAAAGTGTCTTAGTCATTTTTCTCTTTGCTTCTTGATGATTACCTCCACAATAGGAGGTTACTATGATTGCCGTATCGATCATACTGTTCTGTATATAAAAGTTTCTTGCATATCATCTCTATATGCTTCAGGAGGTAAGTACCAACGATTTGTTTCACCCGGATGTAGATCATATGCATTTGGGTTACCACTACCATGCCAACATTCAAGATCGAAACGATGATGTGGTTGTCCTTCAAATTGTGGTTTGAATATATTCTCAGATGGGGTCTTTAATCTACGACACTTTCTAAGATATGATGCTTTCGCCCAATAAAAGTTACCTGCATAGAAAGGATGGGGTGGGTTATTTAAAAATGCTGCACCACACATATCATAACCTTCATCTAATTTAGCAACACATTCTTTCCACTTCTCAATATTCCAGTATTGCATATACTTTCGCCAGTTTTGATGACCTCCTGGTCCATGACTAGCTCCTTTATGCGTTATAAAGCACACATAGAATTCTTCATCATTAAGATGGCAGTATTCTTGTAAATAGTTTACTGAAGTTGCTTCATACCATGGTTGAAAAGATTGATCATAGTGTAATATGTCAATGTTTTTTCTTTCTTCCCATCTTTCTTCTAACCAAGAATAATTATTTTTGTCATAGTGTGCAAAGAAATAACCATGATCTATTTCATCAAGTAGACCAGTTTTTTCTAGTAGTTCTGCTTGTTCTATTGTGATATCTTTACCGCAGCCAATATCTATCATATGGCTGAACAATTTAATTTTCATTTTAACTCCAAGTTGCTTGTTCAAAGTTATGCCAGTAATGAATGACTCTTCCTTTTCCTAATGTAGAATAGAAAGGAGTTGTATGAATAAGGCCATGGCCAGAATAGAAGTATAATATTTCACCTGGTCCATTTTCTAATGCACCAACAAAATGACTAGTCCCAGTATCACCCCCAAAGAATATTTCGCTTGTCATTATATGATCTAAATTTTCTAGAAAATCTGTAGATTCTTCCCATCCATCAATATGACCTATCGTTGTTTCTGTACAAATGATTTTTCTATAATCTGAATACGCTTCACTTTTAAATCTGTCAATCATTTTTTCAAAAATATGTTTCGGCCAATTTCTATATGTGTTATATTGGGCATTAAACAAAGGACAGATAACTATCTTTTTTTCTGGTTTTTTATTATTTGGAATTCTGACTAGATCACCAGACAATCCTCTGAAATCCCAAAGATTAATATTTTTCCATGAAAGTTCTTTTTCACCTGCACTATCAGAGAAATAGTCGGTATTCTCTAACATAAATTTTAAAAATTTCTGACAGTAATCTGCTGATGATACCGAATTAGGTAAAAGATGAAATTTTATATTTTTATCTTCTGCTTTTCTAAGATATTCAACGACATTTGCTACAGCAACAATATCACCATTTCTTAGAGGACCACCAAATGCACCAAGAGGAACATTAATTATCATACTTAAAATCTCTTATATAAACGAGTTTTGATTTTCTATCTTGATAGTAGTGTAGTTTATAATCTTGTTCTACACCCCAACCTTGCCAATTTCTTATATCTTCATCCCATAGAATGTAACAATCTTTTTTCATCAAATCAGCAACAATACCTATTCCAGTAAATGTGGTAACAAATGGATTTGGATTATGTTTAATCAAAGAACAATTATATATTAAATCTTTTTTATAGTCAAGATATAATGCTTTTTCTTTTGGTATAATTTCTGCTGCTTCTATTAGGTTTGAATACCTTCTAGTGTCAACATCTGGCGCATCACTAGGGGACCATCGATCACCAACAACTAGTTTATCTACTCGAAAATCGATGTCAAGTTTTGGTACTTGCAACTCAAAGTCATCATCAATATCAAAGTCTATTTTATAATTGTCTCTGATGAAATTATAAAATCTGTGACACGCTATAGGACTATTACCATGATTTTTTTCTTGACCTATATCATCAAGTATCATATACCTTTCGGGTATTCTTGTTTCTTCATGCATGAACTTGACTTCAAAAAACATTTCTTGGTTCAGAAGAAGTTCTTTTATACCATTAAATCGTTCAAGTCTATCACAAATTACAAAAGACATTTTATGATTGAGCTTCTTGTATAGACCAGACAATGCAGGAAGACAATGCATGAAGTCTCCTAGATTGTGAATTCTTGGTGAAATAATTTTAATCATGCGTCATCATATGCGTGTTCATTATATACTCTGAATATTCTGAACCAATCGTTTGGATTTGCGTCATGTAGTTCAAAATCTTGTGGGCTTGATAGA